CTTTTTTAAATGGAGGAGTGTAACGATAGAAATTAAACATTACATAATCACTATCATTTTGAAGATGATCTTGTGGGTATCTTAAAGATTTACCATATCCACTAGGACCAACTCTATTCAGTGAAGCTTTTGCTGCTTCCTTCTTTGCTTCAATTGGTCCTAGTTTATTATCTCTTTCTCCTGTGGTCCAAACACCATTTTTCTGAGAGAGAGTATCATCTAATGCATTACTAAAACTCTTGTTGATTTCTGCATCTGTATATTGTTTTTGATCTTGCCAATTCAGATTATACATTGAGTGCCATCTCTCTACTTTGTACTGTGCCGTATCCTTTTACGACTCTTGCTGCTTTGAACTTATCGTAGAAAACATCATTGGTATCTTTCCACACATCTTCCCTAGCAATATCAAATTCTAATTTTTGGGTTGGTTTAACAAAATGATCAGTAGGTAATAGGATAGCAGTATCCCATTCTGATTTGGCAAGGTCAAGATAAAGTCCTTGCACATGACTATGTAGATATTTATGTAAACATCGCTTAGGCATGTCAATTCTATCACCCATTAGTTTATTTGTTGCTGCTATTCTTTTCTTTATTGGTATGTAATGTAAGTTGAGACCCCAGAATTCACTCTTACTAGACCTAATAACATATACAAGTGGAAATTTGTCGTAGTAAGGAAGATATTTGCTTTTTGCTTCGTACTCAAACATATACAGGTGACCTTGTATAACATACCGTCTTAATTCATTTGCGTCTTGTTCTTCAACTGGTTCAGCTCTATCTTTCTTCTCGTCTCTAATATACTTGTCAAAATTCTTATTATATCCAGTTGCTAATTTTTTTACTGTTGTTCTATACCACGAAAGAGGTTTCTTCTCCCCTCCAGCAGCAATGTTTACTTTTTCAAACAGTGTGCTTTGCCCTGTCTTGTTTGTAGGGTTAACTGTTTGTACTTCTCCAAATCCTTGTGCCATTGCTTCATACCGCTAAGTGATCTTCTGTGAGTATTAAAAATTTCATCTGCCTGTCTTCACAGAAGTCCTGAGCAGCATCCCACTTTGCGCGGTTTTTTGCAAACGTCAGAACAGCTTTCTTGTATGCAGCAGTTCTCTTATCTTTACCATAAGGGGGTTTTGTTTGTTTCTTAGGTTTAATTTCAATTATATATTTTGATATTTGTCCTGACTTCTCACGAACTTTTATGTAAAAGTCTGGATAATATCTTCTCACTCTCCCATCGGGAGCACGATATGGTATTATAACTTCTTCACTTCCCCACTCTAAAATACCTGGTGTATTATCACAATACACCATGAATTTACGTTCCCATAATGATCTATAAACTATCCTAGTTGGATTGCCACGATACTTTCTGGGATGTATGGGTTTATACAATCCAGAGTATGCCATAAATATAACTGTACCAATATAGGTATTTAGGGTGTCCGTAAAGAATTTTATTGAACTTATCGCTAACAATGGCGGTATGGCAACGACCAATAACTTCCTTGTGAAGTTTATGAATCCTCCTGTTAGTATTCCAGATCTGGATATATTTACAGAACATATGTGTAATGAAGCACAGTTACCTAACATTAATACTTCTCAAGGTAATATTAATGGAATGTATACTGGTTCTGGATCAGTTCCTTATGCACATACTCGTGTGTTTACGGAAATTCAGTTAGGATTTCAACTTGATGCTAATTTAGGTATGTTGAAGTTTTTAAATGCTTGGAATGATTTTATCTTTGACGGATCATGGAAAGACTCTAATATGCCAGGACAAGTGACAAATAGGACATTGGAAGGAACTAGGGATGCTGTTAGAAAATTAAGAAATAGGACTGTTAGGTTAAATTATCCAGATAGGTATATGTGTGATATTGCCATAAGTAAGCAAGAATTGGCAAGAGGTCAAAGACAGAGATCGGCAATAACTTACATTTTAGAGAGAGCTTACCCATATGCAGTTGATGCTGTACCAATGCAGTTTGGATCAACTCAAATTGCCTCTGTTACTGCACAGTTTGCATACATGCGTCATTACACGATCAACAACGACATTAAAAATCTTGCTGGATTTGTTGAGGCGTAGCAAATTCGACTTTTCAATTCCATGAATCGGGCAAAATTTACTCGGCAAAAAATCGCCTGAAAAAGTCGAGCTAAATAAATATACGATTTGAATTACATTTTATGGCATTACCAAAATCGGCGTTACCAACGTATGAGTTGGTAGTACCATCTACAAGCAAGAAGATCAAATATCGCCCATTTGTTGTAAAAGAAGAAAAACTACTTTTACTTGCTTTAGATACCAAAGATGATAAGCAAATTGAAAATGCTATCAGAACTCTATTGAAAAATTGCATACAGTCAAGAATTAAACTTGAAGATTTGACCTTATTTGACTTAGAGCTAATATTTCTGAATATTCGTGCCGTTTCTGTTGGAGAACAGGTAGAATTAAAAGTAGTTTGTAAAGACGATAATAAGACTGAAGTTGCTTATAGTTTAGATTTAAACGATGTAGAGGTTGTATATCCAAAAGATCATAGTAAGAAAATTGAGTTTTCTGATGATATGGGGATAATTATGAAATATCCTGGATATAATCAATTTGTAAGTAGTTCTATAATTGGAGATGATCCTAGCGTTGATAATATAACGAGTGTTATTGCAGAATGTGTTGATCAAATATATGATAAGGAAGAGGTATATGATTCATCTACTACAACTAAGAAGGAATTTATTGAGTTTTTAGAGAATCTTACCACAACCCAATTTAATAAGATTCAGAGATTTTTTGAAACTGCTCCTAGAGTAGAACATAGATTTACGGTTAAAAACCCCAATACTGGAGTACCTTCGGAGTTTGTTATAACGGGCTTGAGTAATTTTTTCGGATAGCCCTCTTTCATAATTCGTTGGAGGGATACTATAAGTTGAGTTTTGCTTTGATGCATCATCATAAATATAGCTTGAGTGAAATAGAAAATATGATGCCTTGGGAAAGGCAAGTGTATGTCACACTACTAATGCAACACCTTGAACAAGTGAAGCAACACCAAAAAGCACAACAACAGAAACAAAATGGCTAGCGGAACCGTAGGATATCAAGACACCAGAGGTAATAAGGATTGGTTGAGCCTTGTTGCTGGAAAAATCCGTGACAAGATCGAGGAAATGGGTGATGGTGGTAAAGAAGAAGAAAAAGGTGGTGCTCTTGTAGCAGTTGGTGGTGAAGATTCTAATATTACGCAAACATCAAATAATGTATTTGTAAAAGTTGATTCTGGTTCTGGTATTGGTAGTAATTTCTTTGGTAAGAGATTAGATCAAACAACTTTCTATCCAGACTATCTTGGTGGAGAGGCGACTCATGTTGGAAGAAGTGGTAATCCCACTGCTGCTGGTGCTGCTGGTGCTACTATTGATGTTGCAGCAACACGTATTGACGAAGGTCCAATAGTAGAGGAATTAAGAAAGAATACTATTGCAGTATTAGCAGTTGCTGGTGAGATAGAAGATCAATCCAAGATAGCACAGGCAACTTTACTTAATCAGAAAGATACAAACAGAAGAGCTTTACAAGCAAGTAAAGTAACGGCAGAAAAAAGACAACTTAAACAAATTGCTGATTTTTCATCAACTTCAGCACCAAAACCATTACGAGATATAATGAGACGTAGTGGAGGATCCATTGGTTCTGGTGGCGGTGGTGGTGTAGGTCTAGGATTGATGGGAGGAATTGGTTTAAAGAATGCTGGTACTGCTCTTGGAAAGCAAATTATGAAGAGAGGTGCTCATAGAGCAGGAACCAGAGCTATGATAGCAATGGGTGGTAGAGGTCTTGCTAAGAAAGCAGCAAAAGTTGGAATAAAAGGTGTTGGTGCATCACTTGCTAAGAAGATTCCTTTACTTGGTCTTGGTGTTGGATCATTATTTGCTATTAATAGGTTGATGCAGAGACCACCAGATTGGACTGGTGCTTTATTAGAGCTAGCTTCTGGTGGAGCGTCTATGTTTCCTGGTGTTGGTACTGCTGCTTCTGTTGGT